TTTGATCCTGCGGTGTCTACAACGACCTTCAGGCGTGTGTCTGAGAAGACTGGCTATGTTGGCACCGTATCAAACAATAACTGTGTTATCAGTGCCTATGGTCGTATATGGTCAGCCACCAACGGGTCAAACAAAACAACGATACAATTCTCTGACCTGTCAGCAGGCTTTGTACTGTCTACAGGCACAGCGGGAACACTAGATGTTGCTTCTGTTTGGCCTGCTGGTGCAGATGAGATTGTAGGCTTAGCAGCCCATAACGGATTCTTGATTGTCTTTGGTCGTAGACAGATTCTGATCTACAACAATGCACAGGAACCGTCTGCTCTGTCTCTACAGGATGCTATCACAGGTGTAGGATGCTTCGGTAGAGACACGATTGTCACCACAGGTTCAGATGTTATCTTCCTGTCTGACAGTGGTGTAAAGTCACTGATGCGTGTGATCCAGGAGAAGTCTGCTCCGCTGCGTGACCTGAGTGCTAATGTTCGTGATGATCTTGTAAATGCAATGTCGTTAGAAACTGCTGCTAATATCAAGGCAGCGTACTCAGACAAGGAAGGTTTCTATCTGATCACAATGCCTACTACGGGCATTCTGTACTGTTTTGATGTTCGTATGAATCTTCCCAACGGTGCTGCAAGAGCAACAACCTGGGATGCTTTGATTCCTACAGCATTCTGTTATCGACAGAATAAAGACTTGTTATTTGGTCGTGCAGGCTATATTGGCAAGTATGATGGTTATCTAGATGATAGCGCAACTTATCTGATGCGCTATTACACTAACTACTTTGACTTTGGTGTTCCAACAGCACTGAAGATTATGAAGAAAGTAGGCATCACGACAATTGGTGGACAAGGTTATCCTATTTCACTGAAGTTTGGTTACGATTATACTGATATTTATAACAGCCGTACTTTCAACCTTGCTAATGCAGCAGTTGCTGAGTACAACATCGCTGAATACAATATTGGTGAATACGGTGGATCAGCCTTCGATAACCGAATAATCAATATCGGCGGTGCTGGTAAAGTTATCCAACTTGGCTTTGAAACAATTGTGAATGGTAAGCCAGTATCAATTCAAAAGATTGATGTCTTCACTAAAGTAGGAAAGACGAGGTAAGCGTGTCAAACTATACGAAAACGACTAATTTTGCTGTTAAAGACGGGCTTGTATCCGGTAATCCATCGAAGATCATCAAGGGTACTGAGATTGATACGGAATACAACAACATTGCTTCTGCAATTACTTCTAAGCCTGACGCCAATAATGGAACTCATACAGGAACAACCACGATGGCTAATCTAACCCTGTCGGGAACTTTCTCCGGTACTATTGACGGAGGTACCTACTAATGGCTACTGATTTCTCTTTGCTTGGTGGTACTCAGTTAGGTAGTATTCCATCCTCAATGCAGGCTGGTTTTACTGCTGCTGGTGGTGCTCCCACCGGTGGGCTTAACTTACCCGGAGTGTTGACTAGTCTTTTTAACACCGCCGGTAATGTGTACGGCTTAAATCAGCTTTCTTCTGCACAGCAGCAAGCTGGTCAGATGGCTCAACAACAGGCACAGTTTCGTCCCGTAGGCGTTACCACTCGCTTTGGTCGTAGTGGCTTCCAGTACGGTCCTGATGGTCGTCTGATTGGTGCTGGCTACCAAGTGGCTCCTGATGTGGCTGCTATGCGTGAGGCTCTGCTGGGTATCTCCGGCGGAGCACTGCAACAGGCACAGCAACAGCAAGCCATGCAGAACAGAGTCAACCAAGCTGCTAAAGGCTTGTTTGGCTTAGGACAGGAATATATTGCAGAGTCTCCGCAGGCTGCTGCACAACGCTACATGACTCAGCAGCAGGAACTGCTTGCTCCGTCAGATGAGCGTGCCCTAGCACAGTTACAGAATCGTCTGTTCCGTACAGGCACTACTGGCCTTGCTATGGGTGCTACTGGTGAGACTCCTGGCGGTGCTCCTGGCTTACGGGCTGCTAACCCTGCCCTGGAAGCCTTCTACAATGCACAGCAACAGCGTAATGCTCAGTTAGCTGCTCAGGCACAGCAGGCAGGACAACAGCAAGTCCAGTTCGGTCAAGGTCTGCTTGGCGGTGCTCTGAATCTCCAGCAGGGTGGCTATGAAGCACAGCAACGAGCACTGGCTCCGTTTAGCTCTGGTTTTGGCCTATCTACTGGTGTTGAACAAGCTGGTATGCAGCCTCTGACAACAGGCGCTCAATTGGGTGCCGGTAACGCCGCTGCTGCGGAAGCTCTGTTGAGGAGCTATTCTGCTGCTGCACAGGCAGATGCAGCAAGGAATGCTGCTGTAGTTGGTGGTTTCCAAAACCTTAATACCGGAAATGCTCTTTCTGATCCGATTGCTAAGTTAATCGGCAAACTGTTCGGAGGTTAATAATGGCTGATGGAATGATGGGTAATCCTTTTCTTGGTTTACTGAACCAAGGTCTTAGCCCCGAGCAAGCACAGGCCGAAGTTGATCGTCAACGAGCGTTGCAGTTTGCTAGTCTCAATCCTCAAACTCAACTGGCTGCTGGTATCTATCAAGGCATTACTGGTCTTGGCCGCGCCTTGGGCTCCCGTGATCCTATGCTTGCACAGGCTTCGCAATTGCGTCAATTAGCTAGTCAGTTTGATACGAACACTGCTGAAGGAATGCTGAAGTTTGCTAACGCTGCTAGTTCTATTAATTCTCAAGTTGCACAGCAGGCTGCCGCACAAGCACGTCAAATGATGCAACAAGAAGCTACTTTAGCTAAGACGCAAGCAGAAACAGTCTCAAAACTTCGTGAGCAAGACCCAAAAACCTTATTTGTAAAAGCTAATGCAGATAAGTTTACTCCGGATAGTTTACAAACTTATGCAACTACAGGAAATTATTCTTCTTTAGTACCTGTTACAAAAGAAGATAAGACAACTAAGCCTCCTGCCGATTTTATTGCTAAGGCAGTTGAACTTGGCTTTGGCGAAAAAACAAAACTTGGTGATTATACACCAGAACAAGTAAAAGCAATAAATACTGCTTTGTTTGATCAACAGGTTTCTCTTGCTAAGGAAAAGCGCCCTCCTCCTGTCAGTGTTACTATTGATAATAAGGGACAGACAGAATTTGAGAAACAAATTGCTGGCTTAGATGCTAAGAAAGTAGCAGACGCTGTTGCACAACGAGATGGCGCCATTTCTGCGCTTCGTTCGTTAGATGAAATGAGCAAACTTTCTAACGAAGGGCTTATCTCTGGTACTTTTGCAACTGGGCGTGTTGGAGCCACTAATCTTTTAGATACTCTTGGTTTATTGGGATCAGGAGACAAAGAAAAACTAGCGCGTTCTGAAAATTATGCCAAAGTATCTGGTGATGTTGTTCTTGGTACCCTTGGTGGAAAACTTGGTGCTGGTTTCTCTAACGAAGACCGTAAGTTTATTCAGGGTCTTGTTCCACAGCTTGAAAACAGTCCGCTTGCTCGTCGGCAGCTTATTGAATTCATGCAAAAGAAATTCACTGATATTGCTAATGAGGCCACTCGTCTTGAGGACTATGCGCGTGAGAATCGCTCATTGAAGGGATTTAAGCCAAAGATTCCTCTTCCTGGTGGAGGAGGCGGTGTTTCTAGCATGTCCACAGAAGATTTGGCCCGTGCTGCTGGTGGCAGAATTGTTAACGGGCAGTTTGTGCCTGGAAGGAATTAAGAATGGCGTCTAAAGAAGAAGCACTGGAAGAACTCAAAAAGCGTGGCGTTGTTTTATCTACTGAATCTATTTTAGAGGATAAGGGCACCACGCTTGAAGAGTTTACTAAATTTGGCGAAAGTTTACTGAAAGGATCAGCACGAGGGTTTGTTAACATCTTGGGCGGATGGGGAAATCTATATGACTACCTAAAGAAGAGTAATGATCCAAGTGCTTTTTCTTCTGCCGGGATTAGCCGAGCGATCCGTGATTTAACTGGTGTTGATATTCAGCAGATCAGAGGATATCGCGGAACTGGTGAATTTGGCGAGGCAGGCGCACCGGCGGCAGCATTAAGCGCACTGGGACTTCCGGGACTATTCAGGCCCACTCCAATGGGTCTTGCAAAAGAAGCAACTGTTGCAGGAACAACTGGAGTATTGGCCCCCACACTAGCCCCTGACAGCCCGTTGGCTCAATTTGCTATTCAATCGACTCCGTATGCGTTGAAAGGATCATTAACTAGCGCAAGGTCAATGATCAACCGGCCAGAAGGACAAGTGCCAACCAATCTTGACGAATTGCTGCGAGTTGGTCGCATGACTCCAGGAGAAGCGACAGGCTCTCGTCCACAGTTAGCCACAGAAGCTAGAACAGAAGCATCTACACGAATCGGAGAAGCCGGAAATATCTTTCGTATTGCTCAAACAGAAGATGTCAACAAGTTTTTAACGGCTGTTTTTAATCGCGCATCTTCGCAAGCTGTTAGTCCGGATATCGCAGCAACTTCTGCAATCACGGCTTTTAACAACTACGGAAAGGCTCTTTCCTCTAAGTTAAAGACGGACTCCGCAAGAGACTTTGCTGCCGCAAGGTCTGCTAAAGGAACAGTTGATACGACACCTGTTTTAACAGCGATTGACGACTGGGCCGCCCGTATTCCTCCGGAAACACCAGGGTTTGAGGCAATTAAGACTGCAATTGCCCGTATAAAAGATGAGTATTTAATTCCTGCCAAGCCTGCGACTGTAACGCCATCCACAGTCTTAGGCCCTACCGGGCAACCCGCTACTGTTAGTATTACTCCTGCTACACCCGCTGGTGTTCAAGAAATCAGTATTGATAGACTCCAAAAGAATCTGTCTGCATGGGGAGAAGCAGTATATTCTGGAAAAGCAGATTTTGGTAAAGGAAACATCTTTGAAGGCGTGGCCCCTGGACAGGTCAAAGGCGCTGCCCTTAGCATTCTCCGTGGTTTTAGGGAGTCTTTAGATCAAGCCATCGCTCAAGGAGTGCCGGGAGCAGATAAGCTGAAAGCAGCGAGAGACAACTTTAAGAACAATCTTAACAGGATTGAGGAATATTCGAACTATCCTTTAGTTCGTTATTTTGATGTTCCTACAGCTTCAGCACTGACCCCTGAAGATGTGATTGATAAACTAGCCAAGGCAAAGCCCTCTGAGAGACTTTTACTTGTTGCTGTTTTAAGGAATCACCCAGACGCACATGCAATCTTTGATACTGTTCGTCGATCACAGTTTGAAACGATTCTTAACAAGGCAAGAACTGCTGCTGCGGCTGCTCCGGAAGGATCGCCTAATATTGATACTAAAGTTCTGCTAAAAGAACTGAATAACAAGCAAGGCGATTTTAATTATCTTTTTCTCGATCCCACTACGAGGGCAGACGCTGTTCTTGCTATCCAGTGGCTACAAAAGACAGCTAAAACTGCCAGGGAAACCGATGGTGGCGTTGGGGGCAATGTTTATGGAACCACTCGCGGTATTGGGGGTACTGCACAGCAGGGCCTTATTCTGAGGGAATTGAGCTCTGTTGCTGATGTTATCCTTCGTGATCCTAAGGCAGCAGCTGCTGTTATCTTTGATCAGGACACTGTTCGCAAGATGGCAGAGGCACAGCGTCGTGGGAAAATTGGTAATGCGACTGACTTGCTTCAAAGCATTGGAAAGGCCACTGCTGTTCAAGCTGTACGTGCAGGGCCTCGGATGGATACTGGAGGAGTTGTGGACACTTCTGAACTACAACCGCCACAAAAAACCGAGGAAGAAATTACCCAAGAACAGGCTTTGGAAGAACTTCGTAAGCGTGGTCTGTTAGGAGGGCAATGATGTTCGAAATGCTAGGAGGAGGGCTACTAGGTAGTATCTTCGGGGGTCTGTTCCGACTGGCTCCCGAAGTACTCAAGTGGCTTGACCGTAAAGATGAACGATCACACGAACTGAAGATGTTTAGCCTTCAG